GAAGTAGTCGTTGCGCTCCTTGGAGCCGACAGGCAGGGCCATGAAGGCGGCGAGGTGGTCGACGGCCTCGGCGGAGGGCTTGGCGTCCGCAGGGGTGATTTCGACCGGGGCGACGCCGACGGAGGCCACGATCTTCGCGGCTTCCTTGGAGGCGGAAACCTTGGCGGCTTCATGCTCGGCGACCTGAGCCTTGAAGGCTTCGACTTCCTTGACGGCGACCTCAAGGGCGGCGGTCAGTTCGGCGACCTTGGAGTCCTTGGCGGCGGCCTCGACCTTGAGGGCTTCCAGTTCGGAGGCGGCGCCGACGGTGAGCTTCTCCACGGTGGCGCGGAGGTCGTCACGTTCGGCGGTGATGCCGGAGATGGCGGCGTTGGCGGCGAGCAGCTGTTCTTCGATGGTCATCTTATGTTTGCTTTGATTGGAATTGTTCGCGGACTGTTCGCGGTCGATTTGCTCGACCTTACGCTCCGCCCATTCGGCGGTCCGCATGATGTCGCCCGAGGTAGGGCCACCCCATAACGCCCACGCCACGGCACCCGCTCCAGGGAAGTCCTCGCCGTCGGGCTTGTTGTTCGGGGCGTCCATGTCGGCCTTGTGCCGGCGGAACCAAGGCCCCATGCGACGGAGCTTGTCTTCGGAGACTGAGCCGTCCGCCATCTCGCGGGCTTCGCGGAGAGTCTTTTCCGTCACGCCGTCGCCCGACTTGCCTTCGGCGTGCCATTCAAGGCCGCGCCGTGCGGCGGTCTGGACGTAGTCGGGGACGCTGATCGCCATCAGAAGGAGCGGAGGGCGTCGTTAAAGGAGTCCGCAAGGCCCGTGACCAGACCCTGCTGGGCGGCCTGCTTCCCGGAGAAGGTCTGACCTTCCATGGCCTCGGCCTTCACCATCTTCCGCTTCATGTTCACGGCTTCCTTGAACTCGGCGTGGATGGTGTCCACGGAGGCTTGGAGGTTGCCGAGTTGGTTCTCGTCCAGGCTGGTGCCTTCGATGCCGGCTCCCTTGAACTTGCCGGACTTGATGACGACCATCTTGATACCCGCCATCTCGGCGGCCTTGGAGTAGTCAGGGATAGCCATGTAGACGCCGATGGAGCCGACGGTCGAGGACGGGCTGGCGACGACGCGGTCAGCAGCCGAACCGATCCAATAGGCGGCGGAGGCCATCTCGGAGTCCGTGTAGGCGAGGGTAGGTTTTCCGAAGTTGCGGACCTTGTTGGCGAGTTCTTCCACGCCCGTGACGGTTCCGCCAGGGGAGGAGATTTGCAGGGCGACCTTCTCGACCTCGGGGTTCGCGGCAAAGAGGTCGAGGGCTTCTGAGACTTCGTTCACGTCCACGGCACCCATCATCTTTTCGAGGGGAGAGAGTCCCTTGCCGATCACTCCGACGACCGGGATGATGCCGATGCCGTCGACGACGTAGGGCTTCGGGGCTACGCCGAAGAGCTGGGCGAGCATGTCCGTGAAGCCGAACTTCTCGGCGAGGACGGCGTGGTCCTTCGCCTTGGTCGGGTCGATGAGGAGAGGCTCGCGGCCTGACAGGCCATTGGTGAGGAAGCGCATGGGAATTAAGAGTTAGGTTCGTCGAGTTCCTTGGGTTCTTCGAGGTCGGCGGGTTCGTCTTCGCCTTCGTCCTCCGCCTCCGGGCCTTCCTCCACGTCGCCGACGATCGTGCCGACAGGGGTGTTGGTCGGGCGGAAGAGAAGCTCGAAAGGAATGCCGTATTCTTCAGCGAGGTTCTTGATGTGGACCATGTCGGCGGCCCGCTTCTGCATCTCGGTGCGGAAGTCGAGGCCGCGCTGGGCGTAGAGTTCGGACATCGACAGGAGGCCCATCTCAACGTCCGCCCGGTCGTTAGCGGCTTCGCGGCCTGCGTCGACGGTCACGCTCTTGGGGGTCGTCCAGGAGACTTGGTTCCACATCGGGTCATCAGGGAGTTCGCCGGCGGCGATGGCCTGACCGATGATGTAACCCCACGTCGGGACGCAGAATTGTTCGATGATTACCTGTTGATACTTGGAGAAGACGCGGCCCGCTTTGGCAGTCACGAGGCGGACAGTGGCGCCGCCCAGTTTGGAGGAGTCGCCGACGAACTCGTAAGGCAGGACGCCCTGCGAGATGTCGCGTTCCAGAGCCGCGAGGAAGCCCGTGAAGGTGGCGTTCGGGCGGTTGCTCTGGAAGGAGTCCATCGACTCGCCGGGTTCCAGCGCGATCAGTTTTCCGCCCATCGTGTTCGCGAGGTTGGCGTAGGAGCCGTTGACCGTGGCACCGAGTTCACCCGCCATGTCGCCATCGAGGACGCCGCCCTGCTTCTTGATGATGCGGGTGATGTCGCCGTTGTCCTTAACGGCCTGCTTTTCGAGGGCGAGGATTTCCATCTCGTCCTGGATGGAGTTGATGCTGTGCTGGAGCAGGGGGACGCCGCGGGCGCCGCTGGCGTACTCCTGGTCGACGACCATCATCATGGACTGGGCCAAGATTTGGCGGGAAGAGCCGTCCGAGCGGTAGACGTTAACGGCGATGTATTCGCCGTACGGACCGAACTGGATGCCGTCATGCATGCCTTCGGGAACCTTGCCTTCCAGCGGGTCGCCGACGCGGTGGGCTTCCATCAGCTGGATTTTGGCTTCGCCGGCTCCGTTGCGGACCTTGGCGGCGAAGGAGTCACCGTCGCGGATCATGCCGCGCAGGAGGATGGACTGAGCCTGATAGAACGAGAAGCGGTTGGTGATGTCGATGCGCTTGGCCTTCTCGGCGAAGTAAGCCTCGTAGGTCTGTTGCATCTCAGGGGTCGACGCGTGGCTCTGGGGCTTGATGCCGTCGCCCACCGTGTATAGGCACATGTCCGCTAGGATCTGCTTGAACAGTCCCGAGTTGCGCTCCGCCCAGCGGCACTTGCGCATCATCGTCAGGCGGTCGTAGGGAGTCAGGTCGCGGCGGAGGTCGCGCGGTTCGGCTCCGTAGGACGCACGGCGGGCACGCGTCACGCCGATGCTCTGCCAATCGCCGTAGGAAGCCTGGGGCTTCGGGGCCGTTGGCAACGCCTTCGGCTGCTTGGGACGCAGGCTGACGGTGGGGACTTTCTTACGGGATGCCATAAATCAGTCGTTACGGTTCTGCCAGTCCGTCGAGATGATGGTCGTGCGGCGACCATAGGTGGCAGGGTCGAGACGAGAAAGGGCGAACATGGCCTCGGACAGCATCTCCTTCGGGGGCATGGCGAACTGCTTTGAGGCCGACGAGCCGGAGTCGGAGTAGGACATCAGGGTCTTGCCTTCCATGATCATAGCCAAAGCCTTCGCCTTGATGTCGAGGAGTTCGCACTCCGTCAGTCCGATGAATAGTCCTGAAGCCATTTAACTTGCTCCGATTGGAAGTAGAGGGGGGAACGACGCACAGCCCACGCCACAGGACCTTCCTTCCCGCAACACCATGCGCCGTTCCCTTGATAGGACCTTGACGTGTGTCATGCGGAAGGCAAGTCAGTCTCTGCGGTTTCCCTGCCGGCGATACCCCAGCGGACGGCGGCGAGGAGGGCGAGGAGTTCGCAGTCAAAGGCGTGGTTGTCCTTCTTGCCCTGGGGAAGTATCCATTGGGGCTTGCCCGTCCGGCGGTCCTTTACCCGGACTTCGGCGCTCAGCTGGTCGGCATAGTCCGTCGTGGCGTCCTGGGAATAGGTCCAGACCTTGCGGGCACGGAGGCCGTGCAGGAGGTCTTTCCCGCCCGTGTTCGACCAGACGATCAGGGTCGCCCGCTGGGGGATACCCGGGACGACGATGGACTGCTTCTCGGAGTAGAAGCGGCGGGTGGTCTGCCCGTCCTTGGAGGTCACGGCGAAGTCGTCGGAGCCGGAACCCTTGGCGGTCTTCCAGCCTCGTTTGGCGGTTTCGCGGTAGACTTCGGTCGTGTTGTCGCCTGAGTCTACGAGGACGAGGGCTTGATGGACGCCGTGCTGTTTGGCGAAGGCTTCGACGTTTCCCCAGGAGTCCACGCGGGCGAAGGCCATCAGGCGGCTGTGCCCGGTCTTGGCCCACCTCCGGACGACCACCCAGAAGTGACCGCGCTGGACGTCTACCCCCATCGTGCGGAAAGGGATGCTTCCGTTGGGAGCGCCGTCTCGGTCGACGACCTTGGCCTTCGGGGTGATCACGGCCTCCGCGTCCCAATCGTCCGTCATCTTGTAGTTGGCGGCCTCGGCGACGGTGGTCATCTCGCCGCCTTCCTCCGACCAAGGCAGGGCGAGCCGCTTCTGTTTGAAAATGCGGCGGGGTTCCTCGTCGCCGTATTCGTTCGCGGCCTGTGCGGCCTTGAGCATCAGCACGCCCAACTCGCCCCAGCTCATCGAGGCGAGGCTGTTCCAATGCAGTCCGATGTGCCCTGCGTTGGCGGATGTCGCGGTCGAGACGAACCCGCCGCGGGCGTTGGCCTCAAGGCGGGTGGCATTGGTGTCGGGCAGGAGCGTCCGACAGCCGGCGCACTCGTAGGTCGTGCCAAGGCTTACCTTGGACAAATCCCAAGTGCCTGTCGCCTTCGCGTCCTCGGGGAACCTGATCTGTTCCCACAGCCAAGGTTGCAGGTGGTCGCACTTCGGGCATCGCATGTTCCAATCACGCTGGTCCGTGGACTCGTGCAGCTGATGAAACTCGTCCCCTGCCCGTCCGCCCTGGGACATGAAGATGCGCTTGCCCATCCAACCGAAGGCCGTCACTCGCGCGCTCAGTTCGGCGAGGTGTCCGCTCGGTGCCATCCAGCATTCGTCGGCGATGGTGTAACGCAGGGACAGTCGTTGAAGGTTCGCTTCATTCCAGATGCCCCGACAGTAAAGCGTCATGCGGTCGAAGTCCGTCGTGGTCGA